TTAATTTAGAATCACTAACTAAAATAGGGTGTTCTTTAGTAAACTTGGTTTTTCTAAAGGTATTATCAACAGTAATTTCATAGATATCTTCATTAACAACAGGGTAAATTTGTTTATTGATTATTTTAACGTAATCACCATTTTCAGATATTAAGTTATCATTACTTGAAACATCTTGAATATTAATCAAACCTCTATTAGTCAAGACTTTTTCGTCTGGCGGTAAACAACCCATAATGTATTGATGACCTTCTTGTGGTTCTTCCCAAATCCAAATTTCATTCTCAGCACCCAAAGTATATTTAGGTTCCATAACGTTATTTTTATTTTGAAAATCAATATGTTCTTCAGCAATAACGTTACCACCAGACCCAATGAACGATACATCTAACTCTTGCGCAATCATTTTGGCATCGTTGTTCATACCCAAACACATTTCTTCATACCATGATGATGTTGGTTTCCAACCATCATTTAACATTCTCTCATATGATTCATATGTGAATTCATATTCAATTTCTACATGGTCTTCTTTTAACCACCTAAGGTCTTTGTTGTAACGCAAATCCTCATACCATTTCATTTCAATAATATTGAAGTTGTTCTTTTTCTTTTTGGCTTGGTCATAAGTTTTGTAGTATAACGCATCCATACCTTTTGGTGTTGAAATAAGAGTAGCTTTACCCCCAGTACCTAACGCTGTAAGAGCAGCACCAAATACTTCGGCACCATTGTCAATATACGCAGCCTCATCCATTACAAGATAAGTCGGTGTAAAACCACGCAATGCATCCTTAGATGTTGCAACCGCTTTAACACGGCTACCGTTAGGAAGTCTGATTTCTTTTTTAGAGTCAGTAATAAAGATTGATTTAGCTTCAGCCTTAGCGTTACCATAGTATTCGGCACCCCATACCCATCTAGGTAATTGACCCAAAAAATCTTTAATTTTTGCTAGGAACTCAAAAGCTAACTCTTGTTTGTTCGCGATGATAAGAACCGCCTCTGGGTTGTCCTCATCGGCCCACCCAACTTTTATTGCCATATATGCTGCTGTTGTAGTAGACACACCAGCTTGTCTAGGTTTAGTAACTAAATTAAACCTGTGTTTATCGTATGCTTGTATAATTTCCTTTTGTCTAGGAAATAGTTTGAAAGGTACAAAACCTTCTTGCGTTTTGTCAAATGTTTCCAAATACGTTTCAATGGCGTAAACTGGATTCATTAGACACTTTGTATATTCTTTAAATATTTCTTGTGTTGTCAACATAATATTCTAATTTACTAATAAATATGCTGAAATCAAGGAAAATAGCTTATTATAAATAATAAAGGGCCCAAACAGGCCCTTTATAAATTAATATGTGTATATTTTTAGAACATCTCGTCTATTCCGAATACATCGTCGTCGTCATCTTCTTCACCACCCATACCTAATAGTTCGTCAATACCGAATACTTCTTTTTCTGTCGAATTAATTTCAGTCATAGCTTCATTAAATTCTTCTTCGTTTAATTCGCTTTTAACTTTTTTGGCTATTTCTTTAACAACTTTTTTACCTTCTTCAGTACCAGCCATTATCTCTCTCATTCTAACGTTAAATTCTCTAACTGGTAACGAAACTAATTCAGTGTATATATGATGCTTGTTACCAAAATCTTCAGAATCTATAGCGTCTGTAAATCTTTCCCACAATGCTGGTCCTAATCTCATATCCCATGGCTCAGCGGCCAAGAAATCAGCTTTATCAACAACATATTTACCAATCTTTTTATCTTTTGGTAAACCATGTCCAGATAACAATTCCATAACACCTTTTACCAATTCATGAATAAGAACTGGGAAAACCATAGCTTCAGCTTCAATAATAGCTTTAGGGTTATCTTTGGTTGGGAATGTTACTCTAACAACACCACCGTTAACACCGTTTTCCATATTAGGAATTACGTAGTACATGTAATCAGCAGCGGCCATAAGCTTTGTATATCTGTTCACCAATTTAGGGTCCATGTTAGTTAACTCATCATCAACGTTATGGAACATGTGACTACATTTTTTAGCAGCACCTTGAATCATCGCGTTAAGAAATCTACGCTTGTAAACTTCTTCCTTAGCGTTGACTATCGCATCATGATTTTCAAATGTCATATCAGTCGATTTAGGTGTTGGATTCTTTTTAGTACCTTCCATGTTTATCCTAGGTGTAATAGTAGCTTTGATTTCTACTATGTCGTCTGGCATGTCATATTCTTCACGAATCATTTCCTCAGCCAATTTCTCCAACTCTTTGATGTGTTTTGATTCCATTGACATTGTTTCATGAAGCAATGGCATCATTTCCATCATTACTCTTTGATTATCAATTGAATCCGAATCAAATGCTCTTTTGTATCTATTAACAACTTCACTAAAACGTTTACCCATAATTTTTTGTTCAAAATGGTTTTCATCACCTTCTGGGATTATTGGATGTACACCCAATGAATGTTTACGTTCAGCCAAGTCTTTTTCTAGTTGAGGATGCATTCTTTCGGAAATACCGTCTAAGTAAACTAACCCTTCATTAAGGGTTGGTTTAACTTCTTTCTTCTCTCCAATTATTTTGGAGTTCTGCAATGCTTTTTCAGCTATTTTTCTGTAATCGCTCATTACTTAATATCTTTAATTTTTATTGTTTTTACTACTTTTCTATTTTCACTAATTGGCGCCAAATCTTGTTCTGGTGGCATTTGATTACCTTGTGCTTGACCAGTTTGTGGTTGTTGTTGCTGTTGTGTACTAGTTTTAGCCAAATCTTTAATTCCAGTAACCAAATTACCTAAACCAGCTCTTGGAACACCAATAAGTTCAGCAAATGCAGCAATAACTTCTCTTTGTGCTACTTTGTTCTTTTTTATCGTATCTATAACTATAGGTGGAATTCTTTTAGAAATCATAACCATAAGCTTTTTAGCTTTAGCATGCATATCCTCATCAGTCTCTTGACCAGTAGGTGTTACTTCATTTAATCCTTGTTTTTGACTACCACCAAAAACTTTGCTATGAAAAAATTTTTTAAACTCTGATAAACCCATATATTTTTCATTGTCAGACATTGGGTATTTTGCCAAGTCTTGAATGTTTTGGAATTTTTTAAATTTACCAGTTGTCTCGTCAACTATGAAGTGTTTATAATCACCCAATCTCAATGAATCTGGGTTATCACCTTTAGGTTGTTCACTTGGTTTAGTTTCAGGTTTAACTTCTTTTTTTTCCGCTATAGAAGCTTCCATTGTTTCACGCATTGGCTTAGCAATAGTTTTCTCAAAATGGTCAACTGGGTGAATTATATTTTCACCAGATTCATTTAAATCATCAAAACAATACACACCTAAAACTACTTTTTTCTGCGGTGTAATACCTCTAACCATTTGATATTGTTTACCACCTATGTTAAATGGTTGTGAAATTTTATTTTTTTCATCTTTAACGTTAGACAAGTATTTTATAGTTGCTTGGTCTTGTGGTTCAATGACAGCTTCAGCTTCTTCACCAACTACATTAACATTAACACCTTTCATTTTAGACAATGACGGCCCAACTTTTGGTAAATCTTTAGCTGATACGGTTAGATTAGCACCAGAACCACCAGAAGTGCTAGATGTAGTTAAACTAGTGTCGTATTCTTTTAATTTATTTTTGCTCATGTGTTTTAATATTATAATTCAATATTAGGTCTTTTTCATATAATTTTTCTTCAACGTCACCTATAGGTTCGCCAAATCTAAAACATAGCCTTGTCTCTGGGTAAGCATCGTATGCGTTTATATTTTCCCAAGCCAAAGCTATAACACCGTCAACAGCGTCCCAAACAGCAAACGTATCACTGTTTTGAACAACATCCAAATTCAAATCTGATTCAAGTCTTCCAACTTTTTTTATGAATTTATCATGTGGTGCTTCTGGTCTCCCAGACGCTGGGAATGTATCCCATTCTTCACCGTCAATGTCTTTTGTGGTATCAGAAAAAATAAACTCGTAGATAAAGTTACCTTTGTAATCTTTACCTACTCTGTTTACATATATCAAATACATTTTATTCATTATTTTTTAGCTTTTGGGTCTGGTTGAGTTTCAATTTCTGGCAAGAATGTTTTTTGTCTTCTTGTCGGTTGAACTGGTTGAGTTTCCGCTGGTTTTGTTTTTGGACCAGCTGGTAATGTTTGTGGTTCTGCGTTGTTCATATTATCTTGATTTAAACTTTCGTGTAATTTATTTAACAATGTTGTTTTGTCAAATATACTAAATTTATTTGGATTTATCAAGTTTTCTTCAACTATTTTAGAAACTGGTTTCTTAGACCACATTTTACATGACCAATATTTAGGTTTTGTTCTGTCTTTAGCTTGAGCACATTTATGTCTAGCTCTAAAAGATTTTCTTCTTTTTGGGTCATCTCTTTTAATTTCCATATTAGGGTCACCAAAATTAACTTTGACTATATTACCTTTTTTGTTTCTAACATAAACTTTAAATTTTTTAACGTCACCTTTCATTGGTTTACCTAATGGTTTCCCATCATATTTTCCTTCAGCCACCATACGTTCAACATTACCATATTCATCTTCATAACCACCTTCAGTATCACCATCATAAGCGTTTAATGTGTTAGCTAGGAAATGGTAAACTTCTTCCATATCATCATTAGCTGTTGCGATGTGGTCCAAGGCCCAACCGTGTCCGTTTGAAAGTATCCTATCTACCATAGAGTTATCCATTTCTAACAATTCACCAGATGCATGTGCAATGGTTTTAAGGCTAGACCAAAACATATAATTGTTTGTTTCACCCATATCACCTTCCATCATGTTACCAGTTTCCATATTTCCTTCCAAGAAATGATAAACTTCTTCAATATCATCTTTTGATGTGATAACGTGTTCTAGAGCCCATTGATGACCATCAGCAATTAAATTATCAACACCTAACTTATCCATATTCAACATTTCTATAGCGTCATCATGAATACCTTTAAGGTTTAACCAAAACATATAGTTGTTTGACTCACCTTCATTTTCTTCAGTTAATTTATCCCATTGTTTTTTATCTGGATAGTCTTCATCGCCTGGTTTTGCTGGTGACTCACCTCTTTCTTTTTTAGCACGAATGTTGGCCCATAAACCTTCTGATTCTTCATTAACTGGAACACAATTAGGGACTTCTTT